TCCAGCAGATGCTAGAAAGACAGTCGCAAAAGTTAAAAAAGTTAATAAACCATTTGCAAGAAAAATCCAAATATTGACCGTTATGGAGCAAAGAGCTAAAGTAATGAAAAAGAATGAGGTAGTTGCTATTGCAAAAAGGGCAAAAGAACAACTTAGAAAAAAAAGGAGCAGTGCATGACTGTAGTTAAAACTGGGCCCAAACCGGGAAAACAAAAAGTAACATATTTTAAAAAAGGTGGAGCAGCAAAAAGTAAAGGTAGTAAAATTTGTCCTGCGGGGAAAGCATGGGCTAAAAGAACTTTTGATACATACCCCTCTGCTTATGCGAACATGGCTGCCTCTAAATATTGTAAAGATCCAAATTACGCAAAGAAGGCAAAAGGAAAAGCATAATGGGTGCTCTTAAAGATTGGGTAAAACAAGATTGGGTTAGAATAGGAACTGACGGCAAGATTAAAGGTAAATGTGGCACATCAAAGGATAAAAAAAATCCAGATAGATGTTTACCGAGAGCTAAAGCTCAAAGTTTGACACAATCTCAAAGGGCAGCTACTGCAAGAAAGAAGAAAAAAGAGGGTGCAAAAGGTAAAACTACTGTAGCTAATACAAAACCTGCGAAAGTTACAAAAATGAGCTCTGGAGGAGCTGTTCCTGAAACAAAAGCAAAAAGACCCTTCAAAGGTAAAGTAAAAACGGGTAGTGTAGTAGCAAGAGGTTGTGGCGTTGTCATGGCAGATAGAAGAAAACAAACAAAAGGTTCAGTAAGTCGTACATAATAAAGGAGATGCAAATGGCTATGAAGAAAAAAGGTTTTTCAAAAAAAATGAAAAAAGGCGGTGCTGTTAAAAAAATGAAGATGGGTGGCGCTGCTGGTATGAAGAAAAAAGGTTATGCAAAAGGCGGTGCCATTAAAAAAATGATGGGCGGAGGTATGGCTAAAAAAGGCTTTGCAAAAGGCGGTGCCATTAAAAAAATGAGAAGAGGCGGACGAGCATAAGTGCCTTATCTCCAAAGTAACATCCCGCATTTTAAATGTTGGGTGAGACGAGAGTACACTCATAACCATGAAAAATATCACGGGGAGTTTTTGCACGCTATGGCTATAACTGTTAACACCGTTCCTGACAGATGTTTAAGCTTTCAGTTGATATTTACTGGTTGTGAATCTGATTTTGACGATAGTCAAAACGTAAACGGTGGAGCCATGTGGGCTCGTATGCCGATAACAGCTCTCGTAGCTGATACCCCATTAGATAAATGGCCAGATCCGATGCCGGTTCATTTAGTGCAGCCTTGGGATTGCAGCTCTCACTTTCACAGCGTTATTAAAATAGACAGGGTAAGTTCTAGCCCGTGGAAATGTAAAATTGATGGAAAGTTTTACACGGGTAAATATTTGTTTACTGTTGATTATACTGAATCTGATATTGCAGATGACCCCGCTCAACACAAACAAAGTCATGTTTTGGAGTTAACTGATGCTGGTAATTGGACTGGAAATATAGTAGCATTACCTAATAACAGAGTTCGTGCAACGAGTCCTGCTTTATGGGAGACTGGAGAGGGTGCGCCTGATTTTAAACCTAGTCAGTGGATTCATAACGCAGAATGTGATAATAGTTACATGGACCCTGCTGTAACTTTTGATAACTTGTATAAGGAGTAAACATGGCTACCTCAAGCTCTACAAATTTTGAACTAGACGTTACAGAGTATATTGAGGAGGCCTATGAGCGTTGCGGCTTAGAGATGAGAACAGGTTACGACATACGCACCGCAAAAAGATCTTTAAATTTAATGTTAGCAGAGTGGGCTAATCGTGGTTTAAATCAATGGACTATAGAACAAAGAACACAAACAGTAACAGAAAATGATACTGAATATGATTTAGGTACAGATGTAATAGATATTTTATCGGTTGTGGTAAGAAGAAGTGGCACAGATTTTAGTATGAGTAGGATTAGTAGAGATAGTTATTTATCCATCCCAACTAAAACTACCACAGGTAGACCTACGCAATATTTTTTAGATAGACAGATTACTCCTAATTTAAAAATATGGCCTGCACCAGAAAATAGCACAGATGTTATACGTTATGATGCGCTTACTAGAATACAAGACGCAGATACTGCTGTGAACACAATGGAGGTGCCTTTTAGATTTTATCCGTGTTTGACTGCTGGATTAGCTTATTATCTTGCTGTTAAAAAAGTTCCAGATCGTGTACAAATGCTAAAAGTTATTTACGAAGAAGAGTTTGCACGAGCTATGGGAGAAGACAGAGATAGATCTAGTTTTACAGTCACGCCAGAGTATCAGTATTTCAGGAGTAATTAATGGGAAGGTTTGCTTCAGGTAAGTTTGCATACGGTATATCAGATAGATCTGGTATGAGATATAGACTTAGGGAAATGAAATTAGAGTGGAATGGATCTTTAGTCGGGCCAGACGAGTTTGAAAGAAAGCACCCACAACTCGGTCCTTTTAATGTCCCTGTCGATGGTCAAGCTGTAAAAAATGCAAGGCCATCTCGAACAGAAAATGCGATTGAACGAAGATTAAATCCAGACGCGTTTTTATCGAGTTCTTCCGGATCGGCTGTTATCACAGTTAGTGAACCAAGTCACGGAAGATCCTCAAGTGATACAGTAAGATTTAAAAAAGCAAAAGGTTTTGACGGTTTCACCTCTGCTGTAATAAACAAAGACGATGGATACTCAATAACAGTAGTAACAACAGATACTTATACATTTACGGCAAGTAGCGGCACAGCTACAACAGGAAACATTTTTGGAGGCGGTAATGATGCTACGGCAGGACCGGTTACGGTGACACCATGAGTTTTACTTTTGCAACATTAAAAACGGCTATACAAGATTATACAGATAATAGTGAAACAACCTTTGTAAATAATTTATCTAATTTTATTAAGGCCTCAGAGGAGAAACTTTTAAAATCAGTAGATTTAGACTTTTTTAGAAAAAATGTAACAAGTACAATGACAAATGCAGATCAATTTTTAACTGTGCCCGATGATTATCTAGCATCTTTTTCCTTACAAATAACTACATCTGGATCAGAAAGTTTTCTTTTACAAAAAGATGTTAATTTTATTAGAGAATATACACCAGCTTCTAGCACAACGGGTTTACCCTTATACTATGCTAGGTTTGATACAGATCATTTTATATTAGCACCAACACCAAATAGTGCTTATACTGTTGAATTACATTATTTTTATAGACCAGCTAGTTTGACAGCGGGTGCAGATAGTGGGACAACTTGGCTTAGCACAAATGCTCCTTTTGCTTTATTGTATGGATCGTTAGTTGAAGCTTATACTTTTATGAAAGGAGAACCTGACATAATACAAAACTACAACGGTTTATATATGCAATATCTTGAGAGGTTAAAGGATTTAGGTGAAGCTAGAGAAAACACAGATGGTTATCGAGCAGGTTTACCGTCAAGACCGAGGACATAAAATATGGCATTAGTTTTAAAAGATAGAATAAAAGAAACAACATCAACTTCTGGAACAGGCACTTATACATTAGCTGGGGCAGAAACCGGGTTTGAGGCTTTTTCAACAATCGGCAACGGAAATACAACTTATTATTGTTGCACAGACGGAACTGATTTTGAGATAGGTATTGGAACATACACCTTGTCTGGGACTACATTAGCTAGAACTACAATATTACAATCATCAAATAGTGACTCTGCTGTTAATTGGGGTTCGGGATCTGCAAGAACAATTTTCTGTACTTATCCAGCAGACAAGTCTGTGTTTTTAAATGCTAGTGGTGAAATGGAAGTTAGTGGTAAAATCACCGCAGATGCTGGTATAGATATAGATAATTTTAATATTGATGGAACTACTATAGCATTATCCTCTGGAGACATGACAATAGATTCGGCTGGAGATATTGTTATAGATGCAGACGGTGCTAACGTAACCATAAAAGATAATGGAACTTCAATATTAGATATTGCAAATAATAGCTCTGACGTTGAGTTGACAGTTAGTACGGCAGATAAAAACTTTAAGATAAAAGGAACAGACGGATCTAGTGGAATAACAGCGTTAGATATAGATATGGCTTTAAATGGTAAAGCTACTTTTAGTGGAGATGTTGTAGTTACTGGTGATTTAACAGTTACTGGTGATGATATTGTAATGGGAACAAATACAGCAGGTAATATACTTGTAGCAGATGGTACAAATTTTAACTCTACTGCTGTTGGAGGGTTAGCAGAAATATCTACAGTAGCCACTGATGATGTTTTACTAGCAGTAGATACATCTGGCGGTGGACTTAAAAAAATAACTAGAGCTACATTAGTTGCAGGTTTAGCTACATCAAGTGGTATATCTAATATTGTAGAAGACACATCTCCACAGTTAGGTGGCGATTTAGACATGAATGGTCAAGATATTGTTACCACTTCAAACGCTGATATTGAACTTGCTGCAAATGGCACAGGAAAAGTAGTCGTAAAAGGTAACACTAATCAAGGAGCCATACAGTTTAATTGTGAGGCAAATTCACATGGACAGATTGTTATAGCAGCACCGCACTCAGAGTCTGCTTCAAATACTTTAACATTACCTAGCACTGGTGGTAATGCTAGGTTAGTTTCAACATCTTCAACTGCTACGTTAACAAATAAAACTTTTGGTGATGATGTTTTAATTAAAACTGCTGATGGTGCTATTTTAAAACTACAAACTAGTGACACCACAGTAGCTGACGGAGATGTTGTCGGTGCTATAGAGTTTTCTGCACCAGATGAAGCAGGCGGAACAGATGCGATTACAACAGCCGCTTCAATTGTGGCTGAAGCGGATGCAACTTTTGCAGCAGACAACAATCAAACTGATTTAGTTTTTAAGTTAGGAAGTTCAGAGGCAGCCACCGAAAAAATGAGATTGACACATGAGGGTGATTTATCTGTAGGTAATGATGTTAACCTAACTACTGATAGCTCTGTTCTTAAATTTGGTGCAGATGGAGACACAAGTCTTACTCATACAGACGGAACGGGACTTACATTAAATAGCACAAACAAATTAACATTTGGAGATGCAGCTTCTTTTATTCAGCAATCTACAGACGGCACATTAAGGATAGACGGAGAGGCAATTATTGATTTAAATGCTTCTACAAGAGTAGATGTATCTGGTGATTTAAAAGTTGGTGGAGAAGTACAAACTGCAAATATAGGATTTACTGACGGAGATAATGCTATAACGATTGCAGATGGTGGTGGTATTACTGCGGCTAATGGAATAACATCAACAGCCGCATCTAACACATTAGGTGCTACAAGTTTTAACGATGCAAACATAACTAATGTAGGTAGTATTGCATTAGATAGCATTGCATCAGATGCAGGTGTAGGAACTGCTATAACATTTGGTGCAGGTAATGTCCCCAACACTTTAGTAGCAGGATCGCAGACAGGTAATATTACACCTGATATGTCTCAATATACAAATTTTATATTAACATTAACGGGTAATATAGTTTTACAAGATCCCGGTGATGAAGTAGCAGGTCAGTCTGGTGTGTTTGTATTTATACAAGACGGCACAGGAAGCAGAACATTATCTCATGCAGACGATAGATATTTTGTTGCAGGTGGCACATCTATTACATTATCTACTGCCGCCAATGCCAAAGATATTGTTCCTTATTTTGTTGAGGCAGACGGAACAATATATTTAGGAGCTGCTCAAAAGGCATTTGCAGAGGCATAGTGTATGACTGGATCAAGTTCATTTTGGTTTGCTAAATCTGATACAGGTTTTTACAATGATGTCGTAGGGCAATCTTTAAAAATAGATGATGCTTCAGATGCTAGATTAACTCGTACATTAGGAACTGCAACAAACAG